ACTAGTTAAGGTTTATCATAAACAAAACTATGATGAAGAAATTGCAATACATGAACAATTTGAAAATCTATATGAAACGGTGGTAAAATAATGTCTAAATTTACTTTTATATGTGAAGATGATCCAATGCCATTTAGTGATGGCATTGTTTCGAAGAAAACAGTTGAATTCAATGGTGAGTCTTTAGATAATATTATCAGCGAATTCGAAATGTTTCTAAAAGGTTGTGGATTTCAATTTAATGGTCAACTGGATTTTGTAGATAATCATAGTGATAGTTTTGACTATAGTGAAGAACCATCGGAGTGGTATAACGAAGAATTTAAAACACCACAATCTGATCCTTGGACTAAAATTGTTGAACGACATGAAGAACAATTAGAACAGGACTATTTAAACAACATTTTTGGTTCTTCAGATTTGCTTTGTCCTGTATGTAAGTTATCTAAAAAAACAATGGGAGGCCACAAATGCTGGGACGTTAATTGTCCCGTTACTGAATGTGGAAAATAATGGCAACAAAAGAAGAAATGCGGAAGTTTGCTATGAAAATAGAAGGTTTGGTTGCTAATACCGACTATACTTATCTTGAAGCCATAGTTCAGCATTGTAAAGATACGGGATTAGAAATTGAAGTGGCAGCTACACTTGTGAATCCCACTTTAAAAGCAAAAATGCAAGAACAGGCAGAAAAAGCAAATTTACTCAAAGTGAAAACTTCTCGATTACCTATATGAATGGTTATGAAACCTTTGAAATATTCCAGTCATTAAAACTACATTTTACCACCGAAAAATATGATTATTTTAAGTATGGCGGTAAAACAAATGTTAACGTTAATGCCTTTGAGAATAGAAAAGACAAATACCATTTCTATAAACTCTCACGCAAATTTAATACCAAAGAAGATTTAGAATCTTTTATTGTTGCTAATTTTGTAGAGGATGATATTAAATGGGTTGGCGACCTATTATTAGAAGAAGCCAAAAATACTCACCTAAAAAGGCAACGGGTATTACAGTCTTTATCTTATACCTTTGAAAATGATTGTAAAGTTATCCTTGAAGATTGTAAAGTAAAAACCGAAGATTGTAAAGTTATCTTCAATCGAATGTTGAAGGTGAATGATGGTAATTATCCACCACTACTTACCTTGGCTCTAAGAAAAGAAATTCAAATAGAAACGGTAATTATACTTAACAAGATTTTAGGTTTTGTACCGAACTGGTCTAAACAGATTACTGACAGTATTAGATGGCCAGATTACCGAAGAAAAATTGACAAGTATGCCTCTTTTTTACCACAAGATGTAGTAAAATATACATTGATACTAAAAAAGATGATGAATAATGATTGAGAAAATATATTTAGATATGGATGGAGTCATTGCCGATTTCAATAAAAAATATCGGCAACTCTATAAGATATATCCACATGAGGCAGATACTTATAAGGTATTCGATAAATTCTTCAACCAATTTATTGAATCGAGAGAATTTGCAAAATTAGATTTGATGCCAGATACTATGGAGTTAATTGAGTATCTGAGATCATTACCTATTCCTACTGAGATATTATCTTCTACATCCTCCGAAAAAAGAGATGCTCCTATTAGAGAGCAAAAACTGGAATGGTTAAAGAAACATGGTATTGATTTTCCAGTAATTTTAGTTCCAGGTAAAAGACATAAGAAAAATTATTCTAATGTAAATTCACTATTGATTGATGATACGGAACAAAATATCAATCAATGGCGAGAAGTAGGTGGTGTTGCTATTCACCACAAAGATGTTATTAGTACCTTAAAAATACTAAAAGATTTACTAAATAAATGATATATTATGTTTATGTGGATAAGTCGTTTATATACCGTTAATACTCCGTTTATACGAAAGGAAATACTATGAGTAGTTTTGCTAACCTCAAGCGTGGCCGTAGTGATTTGGAAAAACTCACCAAAGCAATCGAAGCCACAACTCAATCCGCTGATGCGGGATCCAAAGATGACACCAGACTATGGCAACCAACTGTTGATAAAGCAGGCAATGGTATGGCTGTTATTCGTTTTCTTCCAGCACCTCAAGCCGATGGTGATGATGCACTCCCATGGATTCGCATTTTCTCCCACGGATTTCAGGGACCTGGTGGATGGTTAATTGATAATTGTCTTACAACGCTGAATGAGAAATGTCCAGTTTGTGAAGCCAATTCTATGTTATGGAATTCTGGAATCGAAGCAAACAAAAACATTGCTCGTGACCGCAAGCGTAAGTTAAGTTATCTTGCTAATGTACTTATTGTTTCTGATCCATCCAACAAAGATAATGAAGGTCAAATTAAGTTGTTTAAATTTGGTAAGAAAATCTTTGATAAGATTTCAGAAGCAATGAATCCTGAGTTTCCCGATGAAAAGCCTATTAACCCATTTGATTTTTGGGAAGGCGCTAACTTCAAATTGAAGATTCGTAATGTTGAAGGTTATCGTAATTATGATAAATCAGAGTTTGAAAGTCCTTCTGCTCTGTATGATGGTGATGATGAAAAACTTGAAGCATTGTGGAAATCAGAATTTGGTTTAAAAGAATTTACTGATAAGAAGCACTTTAAATCTTATGACCAATTAAAAGGTCGTTTAGATAAAGTTCTAGGTACAGCAGTTCCTGGACTTGCTGCTGTTAAAGCTGCTGATGCAAATTTATCTGAGGAAGAGGAGGAGTTTAATACCTCTGGTGCTGAAGATGAAGATTTGGATTATTTCAAATCTCTTGCAAATCAGAATTAAAAAATCCCATGCAAGTATTGAACCCCGCTTAGGCGGGGTTTTTTCATATTACTCGGGTAATCATATTCTCAAACATCAAATTATCCCAAGCACTTACTTGTGTACCTGATGGAGCACTTGCCATCTGAGTTCTGCTATTATCTACATTGACGATTGGAGTTGTTGTAGATGGTGTGGAGGTTGATGCCGGAGGTGATGCAATAGCAACAGAAGCTTCATTAATCGTTGCACCACTAGGCGCTGACCCACTAGAATACAATGATGCCATATTCGTAGCACTTTTACCTACACTTGCACCAGGTAAATATTTGTCATTTGTATTTTTGCCTTCCAAAAATAAAGCTTTGGCGCCACCAACACCACCATGATGAGCTGCATATAGTCTAGATGCGATAGCTGCACCATCACCCTCTACACCTTTCATTACACCAGCTTTGTTCAAACCTACCATGTTCATTTGAGTATATTTTTTCATCAAATCTTCTTGAATTTGTAAATTATTCAAGAAGTCATCTTTATTTTTCATGCCGTCTTTGCCAGTCCAATTATTTGGATCATAAACAGCATTATCATTTCCTTTACTGGTTCCTTTTTTCAAATAACCAAAAGTTTCTAACGCTTGAGCACCAAATTGATATTTTCCTAAAAAACCTTTACCATTATCAATGGATTTGTTTCCACTTTCTTGTTGAGCTACCAATTCTTTATATTTGTTATAATCAAAACCAATTGGAGATGGTGAAGTACTCTGATTGGGAACTATATCGGATCCTGCACCAACCTCAGGAGAATAAAATAATAATGCCGTACCTAAGGCCAATTTTGGAGGTGCCATTCTTTTTGGTGGAGGTGCGGCTTTTTTAGGTTTATCTTTATCGGTTTTTTTATTTTCTTTTCTATCCGAATCTGGAACATCAGGTACGTTAGTTGGTACTGAATCAAGTAATTTCTTACCAAGAAGTAATGCTCCTAATTCAAGAAGAGCTGTTTTAATTACTCCACCTAAAGAACTTAATGCACCACTTATAATACTACTTAAACCTGATAGACCAGTAAATAATTGTTGTATGAGTGATTTAGATTCACCTTTTGCAACAGGTTGTGGAGAAGTTTTACTGCCTTTTTTAAATTGATTTTCATAGGCATCTTCACGAGCACCCGCTCTTTTGAAAAACATATCGGCTTTCATTTCAGCCGTATCGCCTTGAAGTCTTACCAACTTCATAATATTTAATTTTGCTAAATTAATATCTCTAGCAATTTGAGGCAAAGCTACCGAATTTTTTGCAGAAATCCTGGTATCATTTTTAATTGATAATAGTATTTCAATACTTTCTTGCGAAAAAATTTGTTGTGGAGGTTGAATACGATTTGATATACTTTCGGCTTTATCTTTATCAGCTGTAGCCGAATATCCTTTACCAAATATTTTTTTACCAATTTGTGAACCAATACCACCACCAGAAAATAAGACATTTCGTATGTCAAACATTTCTTTTAGTCTTTTTCCACCAGCAGAAGCTAGACCACCGACTAAACCTTTGGTCTTATATTCTTGTTCTAGTATTCTAGCTAATCTTCCAGCCATTTAATTAACCTTTTCTTTGAGCATTTAACAATTTAATCTTTTCATTTTCTTCATCCAAATACTTCAGTAACATACCCACATAGATGCTTTTTTCCCACGGCATCATGTTTTCCAATTCAGTCAAACTATACTTGTGATGTTGCATTAAAGCAAAGTTCGTCTGAAAATGATTACCTAAATTATCATAACCAAATATTATACGAAAAAACTTTCGATTCCTTCAACTAAAACATTTTCTTCATAACTACACTTAGGACATTTAAAGTTTATATTCTTACGCAACTTTGGAGTAGTATCAAAAAACTCCTTAAACTTCTGTAAATCTTTGGTCTGTAATGATTCTACAAACTCACTTAATTCTTCTTTTGTCGAATCTTTTGCATAATATAAAGTTTCTTTATCGTAAATATAATCAATACAACTTATAATAGTATTTAAAATAGATTCTGTTTCATTTTCACCATCAAGAGATTCAAACACTTTGAAATTTGGGTACTTCATTACTACACCCAAATTTTCGGTAATTTCTATTTTGTTTTTATCCGTTTTTTCAAATTCTGGAATTATGTCATTAATATTAACATCAATTTCCACTACTGTATTACATTTCTTTTCTTCTTCAGATTCGTCTTTAATTAAATTATTGCAACGATATTTTAAATTTACTAACTCACCAACTGATTTGGATCTGAGTTGTAAGAAAATCTGTTCAATATCAAACAAAGGTAATTCATCAATATCAAGTTCATCTAAAACGCAATTATTAATAACTTGTTTAACTGTATCGGTAATTGATTTTAAATCTCCTGCTTCCGCAGCCATCAAAAACAATTTTTCTTCTTTAACAGTAAAGGGTCTAAATCGTATTTTCTTTCCCGTTGATAACAACTTCAGATCATATATTGGTACATCAATTTTTGGTAACATAATTTCCTCACTTAATTAAAAGATTCTCCCTAATTTTTGGTCCACATTTTTTCCTAAACCACTCATTAATTTTTCGCCTTGTAAACCAAACAATGCGGCCGCAGCTTGAGTTAAATCGTAAGTGCCGTCATAGATGGTTCTATATTTCTGATATGCAAACTGCACAGTTAATCTGTGTACATTATCATCCGTCCAAGTTAATTGTTGCGATGCTATTCCAATTGGAAAGGCATCAATTAATTCTACCGCATAAATTTGTTTGATAAATTCGTCATACTGAATAATTTTTATATTTGTCATGTACCTGGTTTTTTCATCTTTTGGAAACCTAAGGTTGTTCGTATCTGTTGGCATAATAGCTTCCAACCAACGATCAAAAAGTTTACGCTCATAAAATTCATTTGTACATAAAAATGTTAATGATGTATCTGTATATTGAGATTGATATGGAACTTTAAAAGTTGGACCATAAACTTTTACATCAGCCGTATTTAAAGTTTTTCCTGGTAACTCAGCAGATTCACATTGTAACGCCAAATATCTTGATATAGAAGCGTTAGTTGTTTTAGATTGTGAATCTTGCGGTTGACTACCAAATACTCCACCCAAAATTTCAGAAGCATTTGTAAATATGGTATTTGGTAAATTGAATAACTGTTCGAATACCGAATTACCAATAAAGTTATTGATATATTGCGGAATAGGTAATACAACTTGAAAACGATTTGGTCTAGCTAAACCATCTTTAGCTTTAATGTTAGCTAGAAATAAATTTGGTGCAAATGACATTAGAATTTGTTCCTTGAATCAGCGTATACTTTGTTTGTTCCAGCACCAACAAATGTTTCCATTGGTAACATGGCAGCTATGTCCCACTCATCAGCAAAAACTTCAACAAATCTGGATCTAACATGTGTAAACAAATACCTTTTAATGCATGGTTTTGCTTCAAATGCTTTTGTTGCTCTTTTTAAATACTGATAATTTAGTCTTAATCTTGTATTAATATCAAAACTTTTATCTGTTGCTGTTTCACTTAATTTATCGAGTAATACCATTCTCTCTCTTGGGTGAATGTAGTGTAAATTAATACCTAAAAATCCATCATTGTATTGTTCTACCGGCAACACCAAAGGAAATCGATCATAATATGGTAATTTTTCTTTATGCTTTGGATCATAGTAGAAAAAGTACATATGTCCAACAAAAGCGGATCTAGTTGTTCGGTCAACATCTCTAAATAAGGATCGTTGTGAAGCATTTAGAGAGCTTATTTTATTTTGTAACCATGCTCTAGATTGTCGGGTTCTTGGTGCTAAACCTTCTTTATCTAAAGATTTTTGTATTCTGTCTATTAGTGTGGCCATCTACTATTTATACTAAATTCCTAAATCTTTTTCTGTAACCACTTTAAACTTCCAACCATGGTCTTGGCAAAATATGTCTGCAGCTCTCCACTTCTCTTGGTTAATTGCGTATGTTGCAGCTTCTTGTAAATACTTTTGAGTTTTTCTTTTTTGAATAGGAACCTTGGTTTGTTTCTCAGGTTTGACTTCTAGAATATATGTCATTACTAATCCAGTCTTTTCACGAACCTTAACTATAAAATCAGGAAAGTATCGGTGCATTTTTTGATCTACTGGAGAACGATATGGAATGGCGAGTTCTTCCGAAGCCCACCAAATAATGTTGGGGCTTTCATCAAGATACTTCATAACCCTTAACTCCCAAGAAGAACGATAAATGATGTTATCTGCACTACCATTATATTTCTTAGGATTTTTAGGTTTAAACCTTCCTTTATATGACATAAATACTATCTAGTTAACATTAAAGGCAAAAGATGGGTATTTTTAACTTAACCGAAATAACATTCAATAAGAATCCTATCTCCAGAACTGGAGATTCCAGAAACAATTTGGTTGGTTCTGGATATAATTCAAACACATTCAAATATCCTATTGATTTGGGTAGTTACGATAAAGGTCATTATATGGTTATTCATATTAATGAACAAATCAAAACAAGTTATATTGGTCCATCATCTACAGATGTTCCATCAATTTTTACAAATAGACAAAATTTAAATAAATCAATTGGCGGCACAGGAATTGGAGGTTTATCCAATTTTTCAGATTTATACGGTGACGTTATATCTAAAGCCACTAATTTTTTTAAAGGAAATCAAGGTTTCATATCTGGTTCAGATTATAGACCAGCACTAGAGGTTAGAACAATTCGTAGAACAACCGATACGATTGCGTTGTACATGCCTGATACTTTAAATTTTACACACAATCAAGGTTATAGTGATGTGAAGATGGGTGGCGGTATGTTTGCAGCTGCTGGTGCAGCTTTGCAGGCTGCTCAAGGATCTAATTCAATTGATGATTTTTTAAGTAAACTTGGAAATAATGCCTCACCATTTTTACTTAGTGGTTTGGCATCACTTGCTGGAGAATTGGGTGCTACTGCATTTGCTGGTGCTTTTGGTTTTGTAACCAATCCAGCTTTAGAAGTTCTTTATTCTTCTCCTGCTCTCAGATCATTTAGATTCGATTTTATGTTTTATCCAAGGTCAGAAAAAGAAGCTATAGAAGTCCAAAGTATTTTAGATAGATTGCGTTTTCATCAAGCACCAGAATTGTTAGGTTCACAAAATGCTGGTGGACTTGGTGGATTTTTTATGGTACCTCCATCTGAATTTGATATTAAATTTTATTATAATGGATTAGAAAATCCAAATATACCAAAAATCTCCACATGTGCTTTAGAAACTATTGACATAGACTATGCACCAAATGGTTTTTCAACATATGAAGTCCCAAGTGGACAATATGCTACAAAAGGCGGCACAGGAATGCCAGTAGGTATTCGCCTGTCGTTACAATTTAAAGAACTTGAAATGCTTACAAAATCAAATTTTTCAGATGACGCTAATAGAAAAACTCAATTTCAAAGTGGTGGAGGAGAGGCAGAATAATGGCAAAATATTTTAATTATTTCCCTAAAACTTCATATACCTTTGATGGTAAAAATATTCAATATGTAACAAATCTACTTTCTAAAGTTTCTTTTGAAAATGACTTTAAAGAAAATTCAGTAATTTATTATGAATATTTGGTTACTGACGGAGAAACACCAGAAATTGTTGCTCATAAGATATATGGTTCTGCTGAAAAACATTGGATCATTTTAATGCTAAATGATATTTTGCACCCACAATTTGATTGGCCTTTAAATGAAAGTTCTTTAATTAAATATATTGATATTAAATATCGTCAATCACAATATGCCAATAGTTCTACCGAAGGTACAGGTACGACATGGGCACAAACACATGTTAAAGAATACCACAAAATTGAAACAAAAACAAATACAATATTAAATGAAACTATATCGGTCAATACTTTAAATGTAACCCAAAATGACTATGCTAATGTGGTTTCAACTTCAACAAATTATACTTTAAGTGATAACACCACAATTAATATTAGTATAACAAAAGATACATTAAGTTATTATGATTATGAAATTGCTGAAAACGAAAGCAAAAGATCAATTAAAATTTTAAAACCAGACTTTGTACCTGTTGTAGAACAAGAGTTTATTGGAGTTTTTACTAAATGACCAGTGCAGTATCCAATTTTGTAATTAAAGAATTATCTTTAGTTTACAAAGACAAAAAAATTGACATATCTGGTTTATTTCAGGAATTAAATATACACGATAGTATATTGTTACCTTGTGTACATGGTAATGTTGTAATTCTTGATAGTCGAGGACTTACTGATAAATTAGCACTAGATGGATCTGAAAATTTAATTGTTGATATACGAAAAAATAAAAATGATGATGCAGATAGTGATTTTGCATTTCAAAAAGTTTTTAGGGTATTTAAACAAAGTAACAGAAAAGGTGTAAATCAACGTTCTGAAGTTTATGTGTTACATTTTATTTCCGAAGAATTTATTTTATCTGAACAATTACGAGTAAATCAATCGTATAGAGAAAAGTATTCAAATATTGCAAAGTCTATAATGAAAGACTATTTGAATATTGATATTGATAAACAAATTGAAGATGGTAGTTTGTTTGTTGAATCTGAAGGATTAAAAAAAGTAGCAATACCTAATCTACATCCAATTGACGCTATTGATTGGTGTGCAAAAAGGTGTTTAGATAAAAATGAATCTCCATCTTTTTTATTTTTTGAAAATAATAAAGGTTATAATTTTGTAAGTCTATCAACATTACTTTCAATATCGCCAGTAGCTTCGTTAAATTTTACACCTAAAAATATAAATTTGGGTGATAAAACTGAAGAAACTCAATTTTTAGGTATTAAAGATTTTAAGGTTCTATCACAGTTTGACTTTTTAAAATCGGTTCAGAATGGAGTTTATGCTGGTAAATTTATTGGATTTGATCCAATAACCAGAACGATTGCACAAAGAGAAATTACTTTTGATGACCATTATTATACTAGTGAACATGGTAATAAAGTTCCTAATTTAGCAGTTGTTGAAAATGTAAAAGGATTAAACAATACTCAAATGTTTGATGCTAAACAATCTGTTTATGTTTTTGGATATTATAGAAAAGATAATGATTTCATTAATCAGAAAGATCCCGAATCATTAAACTATGTTGATGACCCTTATAAGTATATCTTCCAAAGACGAGCAATAGTACAAAATTTAATGACACAAAGAGTGCAAATAGTTTTACCTGGAAATTTTCAAATAACATCTGGTGTAAATGTTAAGTTACTCGTACCTAAGATTGGTCAGTATTTAAAAAATGAAGATAATTTGGATAAATCATTGTATGGAAATCATTTGGTAATTGCAACACACCATTGTATACAACCAAATAAACATGAAGTAGTAATTGAAGCAGTTTCAGATTCATCAAATAGAGAATATGGAATATTAACTTCTAAACCAATTCAAGATTCGGCATATTACGCATGATAGTTAATCAACCTAAAAAAGACTATGGCACTTTTGATCCAACCAATTGGGTTGGTGTTGTTGAGAATAGTCACGACAAATTAAATATTGGAATGTATAAAGTCCGTATTATCGGATTACATTCACCTAATGTTGAAGAAGTGCCTGTTGATAATCTTCCTTGGGCTCATGGAGCTATACCTTTATCACAAGGTTATACCACTTCAGTTGCAAGACCTGGTGAATGGGTTGTTGGTTATTTTTTAGATCCTGAAACATTACAGTATCCCATTATTATTGGTATTCTTCCAGGAATACAATCAACCAATGTGGTGAATGTTACAAGTTCTGGTTCTAAAGTTGGTTCATACAGTTACAACAAGTCAGCAGGATTTGTACCACAACTAACGCAAGAGCAAGCGGATAAAACACCAGTATTACCTGAAGGCATTGTAACAAGATCAGTTGGTCAACCAACGACAGCACCTCTTGCTCGTGGAGTATATGAGAACAGTAGTATTTCAGTTGCTGATTCCAATGCAGAACATGTTTGCGATTTTAAAAAGAAACTTAGATATGATATTGCAATTGAAAAACTTAAAGTTTATGAATTTGTTCAAAAAGCAAGAGCTGCAATAAAAGCATATTTTACAAGTCTTTCTTCAGGTCCAATGTCTACTGCTATTCAAGCTGCAATTAGGCAAATCAAAGAGATATTAAAAATGATAAAGAAAGCTGCGGATTTTATTACTGATGTTGCAAAAGCTATTGCTGATTTTATTAAATATTGCAACGAACTTATTGCGTACATTGCAAGTCTGCCTGCACAATTGGCAGCACAATTAAAAAAGTGTTTGCAGGAATTCACCAACGCTTTATCAGATGCTTTATCGTTTGATAGTGTAACTAAAGATGGTAATCCATCTCCATTTTCTGAAATTAAAAGTTTAGTTGAAACCGCAAAAGAAACCGGCCAAGCAATAGAAACAGCAGTAAATGCCTCAACAACCGCAGTAGCACAAGCAACAATATTGGCGGTTACAGCTAAATCATTTGGACGAGTATAATGGCAACTAAACCTAGTGGACTTGATTGGACAGAACCTTCATCAACATTTGTTGGTGAATATCCATATGCACATGTAACAGAAACACAATCGGGTCATCTATTTGCTATGGATGATACAAAAGATTCTGAAACAGTTAGACTAGCACATCGTTTAGGCACATTTACAGAATTTCAAAAAGATGGAACAAGAGTTGATAAGATTGTTGGTGATGGTTATCAAATTATTGCCAAAAATAACCACGTATTAATTAAAGGCGTATGCAATATTGTAATTGAAGGAGATTCAGTATTGCGTGTTCAAGGTGATGCTGATGTAAAGGTTGATGGTGATGCATACACAATGGTTGAAGGAAATTTAACAACCAAAGTTAAAGGTGATGCTTCTATTTTTGCTGGTGGTGATTTAGATTTAGCAGCTGGCGGTGCAACAGGCACAGTAACAATCAATGCACCAGATGGAATAAATTTAAATGGTGATGTTACAGTTAATGGACTATTGACAGCTGCAAGTAGCATACATTCAGGTGATAACATTGTGGCTGGAAAACAATTGTTCTCTTATTTGGGAATTCAAACTTTAGGTGGTATTAATTCAGGATTTACCTCAGAGAGTCCTGTGCCACCTGGCGTAATTACTTCAACTGTAACAGTAACTTCACCAATTATATTTGGATTGGCAGCAGTACAAGATTCTAGGGGACCAATGGAATTGATTCGACAGTTATATAATATACACATACATCCAACACCTAAAGGACCATCAGGTACACCAACACCAATTCAATAATTATGGCAAATACAATATCCTCAAGATTGACTTTTAGTTTTGATACCACAAAATTTGGTGGAGCTTATTATTTAAGTCAAGAAGCAAAAAACAGTATGAACGTATATCCTTCGGATGTAGTTCAATGGCAAACTCAAGAAATTGCTAATGGTACAATTTCACCAAGTAACTATTTTAAAAATCCAGTACAAGGTGTTTGTTCTAGTATAACATCAAATACAAATTCAATTATAACATTTTGTACAAACGATGTTGCAAATACTTTTCCAAACACTTCAATTCAAGCCAGAAATTTGGCCAATACTGCAAATAATTTGTTAGTGCAAATATTAGATTTTAAATCTCATACTGATAATATGTCCCGTCTTGGAGCAACAACACTTAGTACAGAATTTTTAGTTGATTCTCCAAATATACCAAACTATCAGATGGCAATGGCACAAGGTAGTGAATTGACTAGACTACTTTATTCTACCGAATCGGTACAAAACACAGATGCAATTTTAGGTTGCTTTACAAGTATTTTTGTAAATCCTGAATTAACCGCAAACAGTTGGAATATAGGAAATGGGTACATAAGTTTAACCAACTCCTATAATGGTCTCACAAGTAATATAACCAACTCAGCTTTAGTTAGCATTATTTCTACTTTAGAACAAGCCAATTCTTTAATGTTTACCAGAAGAACATCAGACTGGAATTTTTATAAAAAACAAAGACAAGTATTGAATGACTATCGTTTTGTTACACAATTTAACAATTCTGGCAATACGGATAATTATTTGATACAAAATTACATTGGTACAGACTTCCTTAAAAATAACCTGGCAAATACGTGATAAATAACCCATGGCTACAGTAACCACACAAACAACCAGACAATTTAAAGACTTAGACCTGTCTTTTAATATTCATCCAGTTAAAAAAGACATAAACAAACATGTGGATGAACAGGCAGTTATTAATTCTTTAAAAAATATTATACTGACAAACCACTATGAGAAACCATTTAATCCAGATTATGGTTCCAACATTCGAGCTTTATTGTTTGAAAATATAGATTCTATTACAGCAATTACTTTGGAAAGAGAAATTTTACAAACAATAGAAAATTTTGAACCTCGTGTTAGTGTGTCCAAAGTAACAGCCATACCAGATTTCGATAATAACGGATATTCAATTAAGTTGGATTTTTTTATTATCAATTTAACTAACCCAATAACAATTCAATTCTTACTACAAAGAGTCAGATAATGGCAGACCGTTTAAATGTAACCGATTTAGATTTTGATACACTCAAATCTAATCTTAAAAGTTTTTTAAAACAACAATCCGAGTTTTCTGATTATGATTTCGAAGGAGCAGGTTTAAATGTTCTTTTGGATATTCTTGCCTATAATACGCATTACAATTCATATTATTTGAATATGTTGGCAAATGAATCTTTTTTAGATTCTGCAATATTAAGAAACTCTGTTGTATCTCATGCTAAACGATTTGGTTATACTCCACGTTCTGCATCGGCACCTTTAGCTAAAATTAATTTTTCAGTTGATTCTTTATCTTCAACGCCAGGTTCATTAACATTACCTGAAGGTTATATTTTCCTTTCAAATTTAATTGATAGTAAATCCTACAATTTCATTACATTAGAAGATACGACAGTTTCAAAAACTGGTAATAACTTTGTATTTGCTAATTTGAAAATTTATGAAGGCCAATTAGCAACATATAGTTTTACACATGTTGAAGCTTCCAATCCAAAACAAATTTTTACTTTACCAGATATTAATATTGATACCTCAACAATTAAAGTTAGTGTAAGGGAATCAATTTCAAATTCAACATCTACAGTTTATACATTGAATACTGATGCTTTAGATATAGATTCAACCTCTGAAGTATATTATATACAAGAAGGCCAAAATAACAAGTATGAAATTTATTTTGGTAATAATGTTTTAGGTAAAAAAATACCTGATGGAAGCATTGTTTCAGTAAAATACTTAATTACGAATGGTGACTTAGCAAACAAAGCTAACAGTTTTATTGCGACTTCCACGATGAAAAAGAATTTGTTAAAGAAAAGATCATTAAGCCAATTAGTATTCTTACAGTAACACCTGAAATTGTTGATATTGATTATAACTTTTTAAAATTAATTTCTAAAGTTTATTATGATCCAACAAAAACAATTAGTAATACTAATACATTAAAATCTTCTATACAAACAGAAATTGAAAATTATTGTAATGATAATTTAAATACTTTTAATTCAATTTTTAAATCATCTATATTGAGTTCTAGAATTGATAATTTAGATTCTGCAATTCAATCAAATGAATTGGAATTATTTTTAACTAAAAAATTTAGACCTGATTTAATCAATTCTAATAGTTATATTTTAGACTATGGTGTTCCTTTACAAAAAGGAACTACATCAGACAATCTATACTCAAATCCAGAATTTACAATGTTGGATGAAGAAGGCATTTCAAGACAATCTTTCTTAGAAGAAGTACCATCTTCTTTTACCGGTGTTGAATCAATTACTGTTACAAATCCAGGCATTAATTATATGACAACACCAACAGTTGAAATTATTGGTGATGGACAAGGAGCAACTGCTATTGCGACCATAGTTAATTCTAAACTTTCTAAAGTTACAGTAACAAATCCAGGTGTTGGTTATACTACAGCTACAGTAAGAATTATTGGAGGTGGTGGACAGTTAGGTGCCGCTTCGGCAGTATTAGAAGGTCGTTATGGCCAATTAAGAATTGTTTACTATAAACCAGATGAAGTAACAAATGAAAATACAAAAGTAATTTTGAACTATGGTGCCAATTTTGGTGTTATAGGATCAATTGATTATTATACAGGAAAAATTTATATTAATAACTTTAATCCAACAGATGTTGCAAATGATTTTGGAGAATTATCTGTTAATATTAGACCACAAATTTCTGTTATTTCATCACAGCAAAACAAAATGTTGGCCTTTGATAGTGAAGATCCAACAAGTGTTGTTATAGAAATGAATAGTCTATAATGTCCGAACTATTAGTTTCCTCATTAGTTGAAAAACAACTACCCGAATTTGTAAGGGAAGACTACCCTAAATTTGTCACATTCTTAGAAAAGTATTATGAATGGACAAAAACAAATAATCAAATTCTAAGTGCTGTTGAATCTTTTGCTGAATCGAAAGATTTGGATTTAGCAACAAACACATATATTGAATTAATTAAACAAGAACTTGCACCATATTTTCCTGAAGAAATTATATCAGACAAAGCAACTCTTTTAAAATTTATTAATCAATATTACCGAGCAAAAGGTACTCCTCAATCCGTTAAGTTTCTATTTCGAATTTTTTATAATGAAGATATTGAAATTTATTATCCTAAAGAAGAAATATTAATTGCTTCGGACGGTAAATGGGTTTTACCATTGTCTTTGCGTGTTGATACCAGCGATAATAATATTTTTAATTTGGTTGGCGTAAAAGTTACTGGAGATTTATCAAAGTCTACAGCAATTGTCGAAAGTGTCACAAGATCAATTGATCGACAATTAGGTATTCAATATGTTGAAATGTTTGTTTCAAATGTTAAGAAACTATTTCAAACGGGAGAAACAATTTCTGCCACATATATTTCCAATGGAACGCCAATTTCAGTAAGTGGTCGTTTGATTGGATCATTGTCTGAAATTAAAATTAATCCTGAATTTAGAGGTTTATTTTATAATGCATATGATCCAACAATAGGTTATGATGGTGATCCGGTTTCAATTGTTGGAGGACTAAATCCAACTCCACCAGTCAATCAAACACCTGTTGGTGCTATTGCTACTGTAGGATCAGTTACAAAAGGATCGATCATTCAAGTGGCTGTTAATGATGGAGGGTTTGGATTCCGATCACCAGACATTGTAAATAGTTCATTAATTGATTTTGTTGGTGGTTTTAAAGATTCGGTTTTAGGTCAAGAATCTAAAGCAACTATTTCTCTTGTAGATACAAATACACAAAGACTAGTCAATGTAAGCAATGTTGCAATTGAGACCATTCATACTTTAACATTAGATGGTGCAGCAAATACCGCAAATATTGAAAATTGCCAAATTAGTTTTATTACTACAACCCAAACACTAAATGTATTCCCAATTTCTTATGTTACAACAGATGGATCTGGTGGTGGTTATAAGTCTTTACCTTTAGCTAAATTTTATAGTTATTATTTGGAAGACATAGCTGACTCACTAATTATTTCATCTACATCCTTATTAAAAGGAACAAAAACTATAAATGATAGTTCGCAAAATTTAACCGTTTCTTTTGAAGCTGGTGATACAGTTCGTTTAAATTCTCCTAATAAATTTGAAGAAATTAGGAATATAGAATCAGTAACAACAAATACAATCACATTAGAAGGTGATAATTTTGAAAATGATGTTGGTGCTGTAGATGTTTATAAAATATTTAGAAGGCCAATTAATGAAGTTGGTTCTTTAGGCAGAATTCGAATCACTAATGGTGGATCAAATTACAATGTTGGTGAATACTTGGTGTTCACAGGATCTTCTGGCTATGGTGCAAATGCCTCAATTACGCAACTTCATGCTGGAAATAATGGCATCAAAACCGTCACATTTAATGACAATGGTTCTTTAATTAAAGGTGGTGAAGGTTATTCACAAACAAATTTACAGCAAGTGGTTCAAATGCAGTTCTTTCTGTAACTGAAATTTTAGGTGAAGGTGTTGATGTTAGTTTATTTACAACAAAAATTGGATCTATTTCATCTCTCAGAATTTCTAGTTTTGGTTATGACTATGTTAGCGCTCCAACAATATCTTTAAGAAATGCGGATTTGACCGTATCAAATGTTACTTCAGGACAATTATTTGTTTCCAATACTATAATTTATCAAGGAAATTCAAGTAGTAATGCCACATTTACAGCTTTTGTTGAGAAATTTACTCCCTCAAGTGGACTTTTGCGTATCTTTAATTATAAAGGCACTCTTAATAATCAAATACAGATTTCATCGGCCGATAATGCCGTAAAAGCAAATGTTAATTCTGTATTATATTATGGAGATGGCAAAGCAAAAGCAACTGCCAGATTTGAAAATGGTTTGATTCGTTATCCTGGAATTTATTTGAATACGGATGGCCAACCTAGTTCCGACAAAAAAATACAAGATGGTACAAAATACCACAATTTCTCATATCAAATTCAAACGGAAAATGATTACAACAAATTTAAGAAATCATTGAATGAAATTGTACATCCATTAGGAACCAAAACATTTGTTAACCGAATAAATTCTCATACTGAGGATGTAGCAAATACATCACTAACCACAATCAACATTATTAAAACCGAACTTGCAAATACCTTCAACATTCGAAGTGGTTCGAACAATATGGTTGCTACAGGAGCGTCACCTAATCTTGCAAATACCGTAAATGTTGGTGATATGGTTATTCTTACAACCTTATCTAAACGAGTTAATGGTACAGTAAATGTGGCGTCCACATCAAATGTGGTTACAGGTAACTTAACAACCTTCATTAATGATGTACAAGATGGTGATACCATTTTTATTTCAAGTGGAAATACTGAAACTGTAACCTATGTTACAAACACCACCAGTTTGATGACACAAAATACTATCAATGTTACTGCAAATAACCAAACAATCAATGTGGTATTTGACGATATAAGAACCGTTACATTTGTTAATGCCAATACCATTTTGGTTTCTGGATCATTTATAACTACCGCAAACTTAGTCACCACAATCCTTCAAAAAGTTGAATAAATAGAACTATGGCCTCCTTACTGACTTTCCAATTTTCCACACTATTGGCACAAAGCATCTATGATCTACTAGATGTGAGTGCGAATTCATACCTTCCAGCAAATAGAAAATCTTACATGTTTGTGTCTTTGGGAAAAGAAACTGTTTGGAATACTGGTACTGAAATTGCTCCAACACCAGGTCAAGCTATTAGAGATTTGAATACCTATTATGATCGTGGAATGGTTGCAAAAAGAATATCACAAGAAAATGCATCTTTTGTTGTACCTAGAGTAAATTGGACAACAGGTACAGTTTATAGATTTGCTGGTTGTACAGTATGTCCAGCTGGTACAAATTTTTATGTTTTAAACTCTAAAGATCAAGTTTTTAAATGTTTATGGAATAACAATGCAGCTGCATCGACTAGTGAACCACAATTATCTTTATCTTCTACATCTTTAGAAGAACCTTTCTTTTTAACTGCTGATGGTTATAAGTGGAAATATATGTACACTTTAACTGCTCAACAAAAACAAAAGTTCTTAACAAATGATTATTTACCTGTTTTATACAATCGATTTGTTAGAGCGGCTGCTGTAAATAGAAGTATAGATATAGTACGAGTTACAAATACTGGAAATAATTATACTGATGGTTCATCGCAAGACATAATCACAATTACAGGTGATGGTACTGGAGCAATTTTAAAAGCCAATGTGGCCAATGGTAAAATTGCAGGTGTTACGATTCAGAATAGAGGTTCGGATTACACCAAAGCAAATTTGACTTTTAGAGATGTTGCTGGTGGTATTGGAACCTCAGCTGCGGCTGAAGTTATTCTTTCACCACAAAACGGACACGGCTACGATCCAGTAGAAGAACTTTATGCCAACACCATCATATTTAATGTTGATTTTGATGGTAGTGAATCTGGTGTTTTTCCTACAGAAAACGAATATCGTGAAGTTGTAATTATAAAAAATCCATATGAATATGGAACAACAACTTTAGCATCAGATGAATTGTATACTTTATATACAAAAATTAAAACTTCAGCTGGTGTAGGCAATTATAATAATGATGAAATAGTTTTTCAAGGTGTTGATTATGCATCATCAACGTTTAGTGCAGAAGTAATTTCATTTGATGAAACCAATAATTTACTTTATGTTAATAATGTAAATGGTACATTGGCCACAAATGAACCTATTAAAGGACAATCGAGTGGCTCTATCCGAGTAGCCATAAATAAAACTGATCCATCACTAGAATTATATTCGGGTAAAATTTTATATGTTTCAGATAAAACACCTATTACAAGAGATGCAGACCAAATAGATAGAATACGATTCATTTTAAGTTTCTAGAGGAATAAATGACTACTTTTTTTAATTACGATCCATACTATGATGATTTTGACGAAGATAAGAATTACATGCGAGTTCTTTTCAGGCCTGGATATTCTGTTCAAGCCCGTGAATTAACTCAATTACAAACAATCTTATCAAGCCAAATTGAAAAATTTGGCAACCACATTTTCAAAAGTGGTAGTCCAATTGTTGGTGGTAAAATCTCTTTAGATGATCGTGCCTTTTACTTAATATTAAATACTCAATATAATAATGAAGATATTGATGTTACTCAATTTACCGATAAGACTATTATAAGTTACAATTCTGGTAAAAATGTTCGTGCTAAAGTAATTGCAATTGATGATAGTACAACAAATCCAATTTTAATTTTAAAGTATTTAAGTTCAGATACATTTTCTGAAAATGATGAAATCAAAATTTTTGGGCAAAATATATTTGCTCAAGCAAAAGATACTTCAGCCGTAGGACGATCCTATGTTGCTAGTATTCAGGAAGGTGTTTATTACTTTAAAGGTAATTTTGTAAAAGTTGTTCCACAATTTCTAGTACTAGAACTGTTTTATCGTATAGGTTACAATGCAACAACAATAAACACTCAACCTTCATATAAAATTGGTATTGAATTTGAAGAAAATATTATAGATGAGGTTGATGATACTTCACTATTAGATCCTGCTCAAGGTGCCTTTAATTATCAAGCTCCTGGTGCTGCTCGATTTGAAATTGCAACTAGACTGTCAAAAAGAACATTAGATTCCACCGATGAATCTTCTTTCTTTGAAGTTATTAGAATTGTCAATGGTGTTAAAACAAAAGAAATTAATTATCCGGTTTATAGTGAAATTGAAAAAACACTTGCACGTAGAACATTTGAAGAATCAGGTAATTATACTGTTGATCCTTTTGTGTTATCGCTTGAAGAAGAAGCTTACGATGCAAACAATAATTTAATTGCAGATTCATTTACAGCTGTGTTAGATCCAGGTAAAGCCTATGTTGGCGGTTACGAAGTTCAAACGATTGCACCTACTCGTATAACTATACCTAGAGCAAGAACTACAGCCAATGTATCTGATTATGATCTACCAACAAATTATTCTAGTTACATTGTTGTAGCTAATACTTATGGCACATTAGATATATCCAGCTTTCCAAAACTTGATATACATTGTACAAGTTTTAATACAATTAATCCAGCTTCATCTAACGAATATAATTCGACAAAAATTGGTACACTCCGTGCCGATATGATGAAATATAATACATCTTTTGCCTCTGATGTAGGCACTTCACATTCTTTTTATGTAAATGTTTTTGATGTAACCTCAACACCAATTATTGGTACTATACCAAGTTCTGGATCCACAAATACTGTTATTGAATTGGAATCTTCTTTCTCAACGACAGCACAAGCAAATTGTTATGCTAATATGTACTTTAGAATTACTGATGGTGCAGGACTATTTTTGGCACCAATTTTAATCAGAGAATCTAATAGTGTAGCTCAAACAATTACACTTTCTCAAGCGTTACCATTTATACCTGCTTCAAATACTTATTCTATCGAATCAGACTTCAAAGTGGCAGAATCAATTTCAGTAAAATCTGGATCATCTTTATCTTTTGCAGCCAATGTTCACAGTAGTTCTAAAGATGTTGCAACTGGTGATGCCTACATTACTGAACCATCAAAAACAAGTTTAATATTTGATACTCCTTTTGAATCTATTAAAGCTGGTTCAATTAATAATTTGGATTTTTATGCTAGAAAAGTTTACTCTGATAAACTTGCTGACGGTGGGGGTTCATTAACAATTTCAACAACTGGTACAGATACTTTTGCATTTGCAGGTTCGCCAGGTGTTCTTAACGATTCACAAATTTTAAATAATATTATTTGCTTTATTCGTTACAATTCAACATCAAATTCAGCTTCTGGTATTGCACCAAATACTGTTGTAAGTTTAGCTAATAATTTGTTTACTGTTACTGCTGTAAGTAATAACTCCATTACTGTCGATTTTGATACTGCTGGTGTTCGTGCAGACTTCATTATTACAACAAAAGTAAACAATGCAGAAAATGGAACATCTGGTGCAATTCGTGGTAAACAAATGATACCACTTACCACAGGTGCAGATTTACATGCAAAAGTTCCTTATAATTTAGACACTGCTGGTAATTCATTATCTTCAGGTAATACTGGTACTGTAACGACTATTACAGGTGGTTACGTTTTTCAAGATGTTGGTGCAACATTCTTTAATAATGCAGCACTAATGCAACAATTAAAAACTCCTGGTACTGTTGTTAGTTTACAGGTACCAGATGTTTATGAGATTGTTCGAATTACAGATTCTCGTGGCACAGGCAATGTAACAACTGCGATGTTAACAGATGCAACTTATGATGTAACTAATAATTATGAGTTTGATAATGGTCAACGTAAAACACATTACGACCATGCAACAATTAAATTAAAGCGTGGTTATAGTTCACCAACAGGTTCTTCGTTGTTGGTACAATACAAATATTTAAAACATCAAGCTGCTCCATCACCACAAAATATTGGTTTGTTTACTGTTGATTCTTATTTAAAAACTGGATCAAATTTCACCTATGATGAAATGTCCAAATTTTTAAGTAATGAAGATGGTAAATTAATTTCTCTGCGTTCTTGTTTAGACTTTAGACCAACACGACAAATTGCTTCAGAAACAATATCTGGTGCTGTCAATGCCGATCCTGATTATACGGCAGAACTTGGTTTTGAATATTATTTAAGTCGCATTGATAAATTGGTAGTTAAACCATCTAAAGAATTTTCGGTTGTTTCAGGTAAATCTTCTGTTACACCAATTCCACCTCCTATCGATCCAAACGATATGATGATTTATACTTTGACTATTCCTCCTTATACAGAAAGTGTCAAAGAAATTAATGCAGAGTTTAAAAACAATCGCCGTTTTACAATGAATGACATTGGTGCGTTTGAAAAACGAATTAAAGGTTTAGAGTATTATGTTGCTCTTACAAATTTGGAAAAGAACGCAGCCGATTCTAAAATTTTAGATGCTGATGGTCTCGAAAGATCCAAATATGGTATTCTTGTAGACAATTTTACTACAAGAGATGTACAAGCAACCTATAGTGATGTTGGCTTTGATAACCGCAACCTTATTGAAGAAGCTCAATTAAAACCAGCTTCATTAATGAGAACATTTAAATTAAAATGGTCTCAAGCAAATTCCTCAGGTTCTTATGCTGCTGTAGGTGTTAATGATCAAAAATCATTAATGTTAAGTTATGCAAATACTGCTTTTGCATCACAGCCTTATGCAACAAAATCTATACCAGTTGCAAGTGCTTTATTTGCTAACTTTAAAGGTAACATCAAATTGTTGCCTGAGTATACCGGTGATGTTGATACCAATCATACTGCAAAAGTTACAATCAATTCTGCACAAGGTTTAGAAAATGCATTTAATTTTGTAAACGATGCTTTCAAATATATCTCTGATCAAAATCCAACATGGGTAAATGATAAAGATAATCCTTTTGCTAAAGTTGTTGATAGTAAATGGTTTGAAACTGTAACTACAGTAGACAACCGAACAATTGGCCTTGGTGGCAATTCGTTTGGTAATTTACAAACAACAACAGACCGAGTTTATGTACAAAAAGGTGCAGAACTCAACATGAAACAAATTAGTAGTTCGACAACTGAAGTCGATCTTGGAACATATGTAACTGATCTTGCAATTCAACCATACATCAAACCAAGAGATATTACTTTTGTTGGCACATCATTAAAACCAAATGCGAGATTCTATGCATTTTTTGATGATGTTTCGGTTGACGAATATATTGTAATACCAAATAAATTACAAGTAACTTCAGGTGTACATTCGAATACTATTTTTGTATCTGGCGAAATTGCTCTGATTGCAAATAATGGTTCCGACTTAGCATTCAATATTGCTAGTTACCTTGCTGGTGGAACAAATTACGATATGGTAATTGTTTCAAATAGCGAAAGAGGATCTTCAAATGTAAGCGTTATTAATGAAACTGGTAAACCACTTTCAAGTAAAGTAATTTATGGATTAGAATCTAAGAGCACATATGCAATTGCATCCGTATTAGATCATCGTTCAGGTTTAACAAGAGGTGTTGGTCCAAATACGATTACATTAGCTTCTGATGCTCCTTCCGTAAACATTGCAGGTAACACATTGACTCTAGTTCATGAAACTGGTAGTTATGAAGGTCATGGCAGAGAGTTTACTGTTGTGGCTTACAATACTTCTACAAAAGTTGCAACCGTAACCGAAACAACAACCACCGCTGAACAAGCTGCAACAAGTTGGACATATAGTATTGGTTATAATTCCGCAAATAAATTAGGTGATATTTCTGGTGTATTTTATCCTCCAGTTGCAACATTTAGAAACGGTGAAAGAAATTTCCGTTTAACTGAATCATTTAGTAATACTTACGATGCAGATGCAATTTCTTTTGCTGAGAAAACTTTTGTGTCATCGGGTATTAAAGTAAACAAAACAAATCTATTAAATACTGTTTACAATGTGGATGTTGGAGTTAAATTTGTTGGTAATGCTACTTCACCATTGTTACAGTCTACAACTTCTAGAGAGGTTGTTACAAGCACTTGGCGTGTTGACCCATTGGCACAAACCTTCTTTGTAGATCCAGAGGTTTATCCAAATGGCCTTTTTGTTGAGAATGTTAAATTATTCTTCTCCGCAAAAGACGACAGTAATATTCCTGTTAATATACAAATTAGACCTACAGTCAATGCACTACCATCTTCAGATTTTTCATATCCAGAATCAGTAGTAACAAAGTATCCATTTGAAATTAATACAACTGCAACACCAGATTTTGCTTCTGATACAAGTTATACCAA